AATACATTCATAATTTTCGGTACACGCATCCATGACCTTATTAAACATATCAAAATTTGGGAAAATACCAAAAAAGGATTTGTAAAGCTTCTCTCTATTCTGAATGATGTTCTCCCTGAGAATAAATACATAATCCACATTAGCGCGAAGTGCTGGTGGAAGGTCCATACAATACTGCATCGTCAACATGAAGAAGATTTTCCAGTGTCGACCATTCATAAAACACTGCCTGATACATGTATCGCGCATGAATTTGTTATCATACATACAATCGTCCAATAATAAGAATGCACCACAATTTGATTTACCCGCTCCCACGAGTTTCCTCTGTCTTTCCATAACACGTTCTATGGCATCCCTGTCATAATCTCCGTAAATGAAAAGATCTGGAACATATTGTTGATAATAGTGATTACCTTCTTCAGTCGCAGACAAAACTATTCCAGCTGGTAAATGTTTCTTGTGCCATAAAATGTCGGTGACGAGTGTAGATTTACCAGTATTACGCTTACCAACAAAAACACATACTTTATCATCCGCCATGGTGGCTGGATTAAATTTACGTAATCGTAGATCCATCTATAATACCGCCCCGTTTTATTTCATAAAATTTTACTCACATCTAGTAAGAATGGCAGGTAAACTTCAAATCGCCATAACAGGAACCCAGGACCAGTGGCTCACAGGTGCTCCTGAGATTTCGTATTTTACGTCTATATTTAAAAGACATAGCCAATTCTCTACTGAGGCAGTAGAATTACCCCTTTCGGGTGATATACAATTAGGAAGCTTATTAAAATGTCGTGTACCCAGCAACGTGGGAGATTTGGTTAGAAGTACTATACTTAAAATAGAAATAGACACTCTTTCAGGGACTTCTAATCTATACAATACGTCTATAGGTACTCATGTTATTCAGTACGCCGATTTGAAGATAGGAGGACAAACAATAGAACGTATAACCGGTGATTTCATATACATGTACAATCAATTAAATAACAACACAGATGAAACTGGAACAACTTTATATTACCTAACTAGTCATAACAGGTTATCTAATCCAACTACGGAATTATATGTACATCTTCCATTTTATTTCTTCAGGAACCCAAGTTTAGCTATACCCGTGTGTGCTATAACTAAACAACTCGTAGAAATAGATATAAAATTCAGGGATGTCGACGACGATATATCTTTTAACTACACATCATCAAATTCTATAAATGTAAGAAAAAGAACTACAAATGGAGGTATAAAAAATGCTTCCATCATAACAGATTTTTATTTTGTTTCCGAGGATGAACGAAACTTTTTACTCACGAGACCTATAGAATATTTAATCACACAATTACAAGTATCTAAATTGGTATATAAACCAAATGAATCAAAAAAATCCGCACTTTTAAAATTTAAAAATCCAGTCAAAGAGATGTTTTTTGTGGCAAAAGAAGAATATTCTGAAAACCCATATCAAGTAGAATGGTACCAAGTGGGATCTAATCTAAACGGTATAGAAGAAAACGAATCATTTGGATCGTCGGTTGCTATGAGTGCAGATGGAAAACGTATAGCTGTAGGAGCTATGAACCATAGTAGCGATGATGGTGAAGTACGCGTGTACGATAATGTGGAAGGTCAATGGACGCAAGTAGGACCATCTATTCCTGGTGCAACTAACGAGAGGTTTGGACAATCTATCTCTATATCTTCGGATGGTATGCGAGTAGCCGTGGGTGCAGCTTATGGTACCGAAACGATAAAGGTTTATGAATACTCGAACGCGTCTTGGAACAAAATATTTGAAGCGAGTGGAGTTTCAGGTGATCAATTCGGGAAAACAATTTCTATATCATCGGATGGTAAACGTGTTGCGTCTGGTGCGTTAAGTGATACTACAAACACTGGATATGCTCGTGTTTATGATATAGATTCTCAAACATTATTAGTTCAGTTAGCAGGTGCGAGTACCAATGAATATTTTGGTTCGTCTGTTTCTCTGAATTCTGATGGTACACGATTAGCTGTAGGTGCTGATCAATACCAGAATGGTAATGGTTATGTAAAAATTTATACAGAATCTGAAGGTTCGTGGTCATCCTTGGGTCAAATTTCGGGAGAAAGTAATGGTGATAGATTCGGACATGCAGTTTCAATCTCTTCAAATGGAAATCGCGTCGCCGTAGGAGCATATGTACATGCTAGCAATCGAGGACATGTCCGTATTTACGAATATTCGGGTGGTACTTGGAATAAAATTGGAATTGATTTAGACGGTGAAGGTTCTGGTGATGAATTTGGGTTTAGTGTATCATTATCATCTAACGGTAAACGTGTTATGGCCGGTGGCCCAAAGTATGAGAGTGATGATAGAGGTGTTGTGAAAGTGTACGAAGAAACCGATGGAACTTGGAATCAAGTATTTTCGAATATTGGGGGAGGGGCGGGTGATAAAATGGGGAGAGTTGTATCCATGTCGAGTGATGGAAATGTTATAGTTGCAGGTTCTAGTTTGGCTACAAGTCAAGATGGAAAAGTTGTGGTATACACATGTGTGGTGTTTGAAAATCGTCTCATGGATACTACAACAAATGATCAAGCTTTAACACCCTTATCTACAACAATTCCTGGTACAAATACGTTTCAGATAACAAAATTAGGTCAAGACATCGACGGGGAGGCTGCGTATGACCAGTCTGGGTACTCGGTATCTATGTCCTCAGACGGCACGCGCATGGCGATCGGCGCCATAATGCCCCCCCAGGGCGGCGGCATCACCGGCGGGACCGGTAAGGTTCGGGTGTACGAATGGGACAATGTATCTTGGAGCCAGCTTGGCGCAGATATTGACGGCGAGAGTGCGGAAGACTACTTTGGCACTTCAGTGTCTATATCCTCTGACGGCACGCGCGTTGCGATCGGTGCACCATTTAATAACCCCACCAATACTGCTGCCGGCGACAGAGTCGGTCATGTGCGCGTGTACGAATGGGACAATGTATCTTGGAGCCAGGTGGGTGGCGATATTGATGGCGAGGCTGTGGGCGACCAGTCTGGGTACTCGGTATCTATGTCCTCAGACGGCACGCGGGTGGCGATCGGCGCTTTGTTTAACGACGGCACCGCCTCCAACGCCGGCCACGTGCGGGTCTATGAATACGATGCTACTTATGGTTGGAATAAAATTGGAAATGATATCGACGGCGAGGGTTATGGAGACCGGTCCGGGCGATCAGTATCTCTATCATCGGATGGCACGCGGGTGGCGATCGGTGCATATATTAACAACCCCACCAATAATGGTGCCGGCGTCGACATCGGCCATGTGCGTGTGTACTCAGAGAGCAGCGGGGCGTGGAGCCAGTTGGGTGGCGATATCGATGGCGAGGCGCGAGACGACTTGTCCGGGTGGTCAGTATCTATATCAGGAGACGGTACGCGGGTGGCGATCGGCGCTCCCTACAACGACCCTAGCACCGGTAATAACGCCGGCCACGTGCGTGTGTATGATTGGAACAATGTATCTTGGAGCCAGGTGGGCCAAGATATCGACGGCGAGGCTGCGGCCGACAACTCCGGGTGGTCGGTATCTCTATCATCGGATGGCACACATTTGGCGATAGGCTCTCCCTACAACGACCCTAGCACCGGCGATGACGCCGGCCACGTTCGGGTGTACGTCTACAACAGCGTCACTCCTGCGTGGGAGCAGGTAGGGTCAGATATAGACGGCGAGGCTTTGGACGACTTGTCCGGATACTCGCTATCTATGTCCTCAGACGGCACGCGCGTGGCGATCGGCACTCCTTTCAACGACGGCAATGGCATTTCGACCGGTCGGGTGCGTGTGTACTCTTTGACTGAAGCTAGCAATACAGATCAAACCATTAACATAATCTTATCAGGTAAACGTTCCGATTATAGATCGATAAAGAATATAAAATTTGATTGTAATGGTGAAACCATATTTGATCAAAGTGGGCAATATCTGGCATACGAACAATCACTTCGTCATCATACAGGGTGCCCGAGTCCCGTGTATGAATTTTATATGTACTCCTTTTCTCTTCAACCCGAGATGTATTACCCCACGGGACAATTAAACATGAGTCGTATAATACACAAAAAGATAGATGTTGAATTGGAAGATGTCTCGTCACTATCAAAAACTAACCTATCTATTTACGCCCAAAATTACAATGTACTTCACGTAGAAAGTGGTTTAGCGGGCTTAAAATTTTAACGTATAGTATTAGGAATGGCGGGACGATTACAACTCGCCACGAAGGGTACTCAGGATATATTCTTCACAGACGATCCAGAGTACACGCACTTCGTAAAAAATTTCAGGAAACATACAAACTTCGCGAAATATGAAGTAAACCATGAATTAGATGGAAACCTAGAATATGGAAGTACTTTAAGATGTACGATTCCTAACAATTGTGGTGATCTCATAAAAAACGTTAGTGTTCAGTTCGAACTTCCACCTCTCACGTTTGGTACTACGTATACATACATAGAATCTATAGGTCATGCGTTGATTGAATATATAGATTTGATCATAGGAGGTCAGGTTATTCAGAGAATACCAGCAGATTGGCTCCAGATACACTCCGAAAACTACATAACTCAGACGAAACAAACGAATTTGTCCAAATTAATAGGTAAATGTCCAGACGAACTTTCGGGAACAAATGTGAGTGATACAAAAATACAAGGATATTTGGGAACCGCAACTACTCCCCGAAAATGTATAGTAGACATACCTTTTTATTTTTATAATAATCCAGAATTGTCTATCCCTTTATGCGCACTTACCCGGCAAGAATGTGAAATAGAAATTAAATTAAACACCCGAGAAAAGTGTATAACCGATTTACCGGTGAGCGCTTCACCCAATAATACAACATTCAATGTTGTTGTTGAGAGTGGTGGGATGGCATATATAATAGACGGTGCTACCCACCCCACGCTTACATTGATAAAAGGGAACACGTATAATTTTACATACAATAAATCTGGGCATCCTTTCGCGTTGAGAGAAACGGGTGGAACATCATACGCGAATGGTTTAAGTTCGGCCACAGATCCCGCAACTTTTACAGTTCCACTCGATGCACCCAATACGTTGGAGTATTATTGTACATCACACTCGGTTATGAAAGGAACTATAAATCTAATTTCTTCAGGTATATATGATGTGGGTATAAACTCAATGTCTCTCCAGACAGAAATGGTACAACTCGGAGACCCGGAACGGATAAAATACCAATCAGAAGAAGTGAATCATATCATAACACAACTCCAAGTGAGCAGGGATACGATTCCGGCCAATACAAACCCTTTTAAACATAGAACCGAATTTATAAATCCAGTCAAAGAATTATTTTTCGTTATACAGAGAACGAGTGTATCGAATCCGTTTGATTATGATCACCCGAGTCAAATTTTAAACAATGATTATATTTCCTACGAAAATTTACAAAGTTTGGAGATGACATTGGATGGTGAAGTCGTGTTGAATGAAAAGACGGGTAAATTTATAAACCTTCGAGCTGTTCAGAGTGGTATTCATCATTCCCGGACGCAATTATTTAGACGATTTTACTCCTACAGTTTCGCATTAGAACCAGAAAGATGGTACCCCACAGGTCAAAGAAATTTCAGTATGATCAAAAACCAAAATTTCAAATTTGACTTGAACGCTTTGTCAGAAAATAGAGAGCTTAGAGTTTATGCGCTAAGCAATAACATATTAGAATTTAAAGATGGAGTCGCAAAACTTCGCTTCAACTCTGGAAAAATCGGCAATTGAGATTATAACACCTGTATTAGAACACTCCGTGGTTCTCTCAGGACAATACGCTAAAGCGTGTGGTAGGGATACTATACTGGGAAAGGATATGGAATATTGTATGAAATATTGTGCCATGAACACGGTCGGTAATAAGATAGGTTCCTATTTTCCAGACATTTACGACGAGGAGGAATCGGATGATGAAGAAATCGAAGTCGTAGATGAAGTGGAAGAGGATATTCAATTCGAGCCTTATTCAGGGAGTGATGTGAACATGCTCGCTATAAACGATGCGTA